AGATAAAAAAGAATCTGAAGGAGAAGAAGCTAGAGATAGCTGAATCGATGATTGAAGGTCGACTATCTGATTTTGAATCATATCAACGAAACGTCGGAATTGCGGAAGGTTTACAACAAGCTTCTGAAATTATCGATGAAACATTAAATAAACTAGAAAAGGATGAATAAACATGTCTCATCAACATGCCTACAAAGACGAATCTACCGAATCAACTATTGATTCAGAACAACTACCAGTTCCATTAAATTGGAAAGTGCTAGTTCAACCCCATCAAGTTACAATGAAAACAAAAGGTGGTCTTCATCTGCCTAGTGTTTCAAAAGACAATGAGGAATATTTAACTGCTCATGGTCGTATTGTTGCTATGGGTGATTTAGCATTTAGAGATCGTGACACAGGACAATCATGGAAAATGAAATCTCCTAAAGTTCACGAAAGAGTTACATATGGCAAGTACGCAGGTCAGAAAGTAACAATCAATGGTGTAAGGTTTCTTCTTCTTAATGATGACGAATTAACGTCAATTCTGCCAGAAGAAGTAGATGTTACATCTTACATTGCGCAATAACTTGGAGGACGCAAACCATGGAAAAAGAAGAAATAGTAAATGAAATCGAAGAGGAAATAAAAAAGGCAAAAGGAGAGCCTGAAGAATTCCAAATCGAATTAACCGATGACAATCCTGAAAAGGAAGCTGTTGAAGAAGCTAAAGATGTTGCTGAAGAAAAACAAGCTGAAGAGCCTGAATATGGAGAAAAAGTTCAAAGGCGAATAAAAAAGCTTGTTGACCAGAGAAGAGAAGCAGAATTGATGGCTCGTCAAATGCAAGACCAAAATGATCAACTTTCAAAAAGATTAGAAAGACTTGAGCAAGGATCTCAGAAAAGTGCTGAAAATGAGTTTCAACAAAGGTATAATCAAACCAGACAAGCTTTAGAAAAAGCTGTTGAAGAGGGTGATACTAAAGCTCAATTAAATTTTACTGAACAATTAGCAGATATGCGTGCTGCAGTTCGTGTTGCTGAAATGAGAAAACAAGAGCAGGCAACTCAATCAGTTTCGCCAACTGTTGGTCGTGCTCAGCAAGTTGCTCAAAACCCTGCACCACCTAAAGCTATGGATTGGTGGCAGAAAAATAGGTGGTTTAATGCTCAAGGATTTGAGAGAGAAACTGCTGCAGCAAGAGCAATAGACGTTCAGCTTGATCTTGAAGGATTTGATAAAAATACAGACGAATATTATGAAAATTTAAATAATCGTTTACAATCTGTATTTCCAGAGTTAAACTCAGTTCCAACAAGTCCGAGTAAGGCTAAAGTAAAAAGCAGATCTCCCGTCGCACCAACTGCAGGTGGCTCGTCTTACAAAGGAAATAGAGTGCGCATGTCGCAAGATCAACTTAGGATGGCTAGAGAACTTGGTATAACTGATGAAGCAAGTCTTAAAAAATACGAAACTGAAATCAGAAGACAGCAAAGGAGCTAATCATGTCTGAGAAAAGAAATGTGCGTGCAAACGAAACTAGAACTTCTGTGCGTGAGGAACAATCACGTCCCGATACTGCATGGAAGCCACCATCATTGTTGGATGCTCCAGAACCTCGTCCAGGATACACTCAACGATGGATTGCTACCTCGATTCAGGGTAAAGAAACCCCAGACAACGTGTACAAACGTATGCGTGAAGGATGGGAACCACGCAAAGCCGATTCTGTGAAAGAGAAGTTGTTTCCGACTATCAATCATGGTCAATGGGCAGGATCAATTGGAATTGAAGGAATGTTGCTGTGTGAAATGCCTGTTGAAAAACATCAGGCGATGAAGAGCTATTATCACAATAGAAGTCAAGAAGCAAACGAATCAATTGCAGGAGATTTAGATGCGTTAGGGCGAAAAACTGGACAATCGATTTATCAAACTCGTGAGTCCTCTTCGAGCCGTGGCAGAGATCTCTCTGTTATGGATGATTAAAACTTTATGCTGATAAGGAGCGAATAAAATGGCAAATGTAAATGCTGCTTTTGGGTTAGTCCCAGTTCGTCATATGAGTGGTAATGTTCCTCGAGCAAATAAATACACTATTGCATCAGGATTAGCAGAGAATATCTTTACAGGTGATCTTTGCATAATTGATGCCAATGGTCAAGTTACACCTCACACTGCTACAGAGGTTAATAACATTGGTGTATTTGCTGGAGTTTCATATACTGCATCAGATGGCTCATATGTTTATAGTCAATACTGGCCAACAGGCACTACTGCTACAAACATAATTGCATACATATATGATGACCCATATACTGTATACAAAATCCAGTCTGCAGGAACACCTGCCCAGACAAACATTGGTAATTGCGCTGATGTTGTTGCTGGTTCAGGTTCAACTACTACTGGACAATCTGGTTTTTCATTAAATGGTACAATGTCTAATGGTACTGCTACATGCAAGATTATTGGTCTTTGGGAATCACCAGATAATTCAATGGCACAATATGCTATCTTGGAAGTGCTTATAAATGAGCATCTTCTAAAAGATAGCGCAGGTATATAGGAGGGTATGAATAATGGCTATGAATAGAGCACAATTTGCGAAAATGCTGGAGCCAGGACTGAATACTCTTTTCGGTCTTGAATACGACAGCTATCCACCAGAATATTCAGCAGTATTCTCTTCAAATTCTTCTAGTAAGGCTTTTGAAGAAGATGTATTGTTGCAAGGTTTTGGTTCTGCACCAACAAAAGATGAAGGTGCTTCAGTCAGCTATGACACAGGTGGTCAACAGTGGACTGCAAGGTATCAACATGAAACAGTTGCTTTGGCATTCTCAATTACTGAGGAAGCTGAGGAAGATGGTCAATATGGCTCAATTGCTTCACGTTATACTAAAGCACTTGCTAGATCTATGGCTTCCACTAAGGAAATCAAAGCAGCAAACATCTTGAATAATGCACAGGATTCTTCCTATACAGGTGGTGATGGGGTTGTACTATTAAGTGCATCTCATCCAACAACTAATGGGAATCAGTCTAATGTGTTAGCAACTGCTGCAGATTTATCTGAAACTTCATTAGAGTCTATTCTTATAAACATCGCTGATATGAAAGATGATCGTGGATTAAGAATTGCTGCACAAGGTACAACTTTGGTTATTCCAACAGCTTATACCTTTACAGCTGAAAGACTACTAGAATCTCAGTTAAGAACCTCAACAGCTGACAATGACATAAATGCAATCAAATCAGGTGGTTATCTGCCTAAAGGTTATCATGTCATGAGAAGGCTTACAGATTCAGATGCGTTTTTCGTATTAACTGATGTTCCTGATGGACTAAAGATGTTCCAAAGAAGTCCTATGAAAAAAGGCATGGAAGGTGACTTTGAAACTGGAAATGTTCGCTACAAAGTTAGAGAAAGATATTCTTTCGGCTATACTGATTGGCGAGGAGTTTTCGGTACTGAAGGTGCTGCATAATTAAAAAATAAGGGAGGGTGAAAATCCTCCCTTTTAAATATCCACTTGACAGCGAGAGCTGACAAAAGCCAAGACAAGGAGATAAACATGGCTAATACTACATTCAAAGGTTCAGTTAGATCTCAAAACGGATTTAAAACTGTAACAAAAAATACAACGACTGGTGCTTTTACAGAACAGTCAAACATGAACTCTTCAGGAAATTTATATTTAAAAGGCGGTGCGCATTTGCAATATCCTGCAGCAACAGGATATGGTCCAGCAGATTTAATAGTTGGAAAAGGCGGTAGTCAATATGGTACTGCTAACCCTTATGCTGAAAGTTCTACACAATTGTTTCCATTAGGGTCTGAACTTCATTATGGTAATAATATTTATCGTTATGGGCAAATGGGTTCTGGTGCTGTGACTGCTGGTAAACTTGTTCAGCATGCTGCAATAGATTCTAACCATGCAAACATGACTGCAACTGCTGCAGTTGATGCAGGAGAAACTGCTATATCTGTTGAAACAGGTGGCAATGACATGACTCTTAATGAATATGCAGATGGATATCTTTGGGTCAATGATGTTAATGGAGAAGGTCAAACACTAAGAGTTAAATCTAATCCTGCACATGACCATTCAGCAGATCCAAGTGTTGTTATAACAACATACGATGCTCTTAAGACAGCTTTAACAACAAGCTCACAACTTTCAATAATTCATAATCCCCATACAGGTCTTATTGTTGCTCCTGCAACTGAAACAGGCGCAGTCATGGGTGCTACTGTTATTGATATGACAGCTGACTATTATGGTTGGTTTACAGTTTCTGGTCCACAGGCTCTTTTAACTGTAGGAACTGTTGTTGTTGGTAATATTGCTGTTCGCTCAGGTGGTACTGCTGGAGGTGTTGCTCCTGCAACTGACAATGTACTTACTGAGATCGGAGAAGTGATGGCTGTAAGTGCAAACACAGAGTATTCTCTTGTTTGGATGAATATACAATAATAATTTTGGGGGAGTAAAATCCCCCACAACTTAGGAGAAATTAATGGCAGATCTTACAAAGTCAACGAAAATTTCAGAAAGTTCTCGTGAAGTTGTATATGCTTTTCAATATCAATATGTTGACACAGGAAATGAGAGTGCAGTTCTTAAAATAGATGTATCAGGATTAACAGCTGATGCTGATGGAAATGCTTGTACAGGAATAAAAATAGTAGAATGTTGGTGGGTTGTTAAAGCAATGACTGTTGAAGTTTTAGCAGATGCAGACACTGATATTATTATTCTTCATTTAGATGAAGGACAGTCTGGTTATCAAGACTTTTCAAGATTTGGTGGATTGCCAACAAGCTCTTCATATGGTGCTAATGGAACTGGTGATATTAAATTTACAACTACTGGTGCTGGTGCTACAGGCGATGCATACCAAATTGTTATTAGAGGGATTAAACAGTATTAATGGCAACTTCTGGATCAGTAACATTTAGACCTAATGTTGAGGAAATAATTTCAGAATCTTTTGAAAGGTGTGGAATTGATCCTCAAACAAGAACAGGAAACCATGCAGTTTCTGCTAGAAGAAGTTTAAATTTATTATTTTCAGAATGGTCAAATAGAGGAATAAATTATTGGGCGGTGACTCAAAATACTTTAAGTCTTTCTGATGGAACTGCTTCATATGCATTACCTGCAGGAACAATTGATATAATGGACGCAGTAATAAGAGAAGGCTCAACTGATCAGATTATAAATAGAATTACAATCGCTGAATATAATCAAATTCCTAATAAAACAACTGAAGGGAAACCAAGCCAATATATGATTGATAAACAATACACTCCAACTGTTTATTTTTGGCAAATTCCTAGTTCAAGTTCTTATAGTATGGTTTATTGGGCAGTTAATCAACTTGATGATGTTACTTTATCAAATCAAGATGCTGATGTTCCTTATAGATGGAGCGATTGTATATGTGCAGGTCTTTCTGCAAAACTTGCTCTTAAATTTGCACCAGAGAAATTTCAAATGTTAAATGAAATGTATGAAAGAGCTTTTAATTTTGCAGCATCTTCTGATAATGATGGAGTTAGTTTGAGGGTTCAACCGACAGCATTGAATTTGGTATAATATGGCAAAATATGCAAAAGGTAAAAAATCATTTGGTATAAGCGACATTGGTGGTCACAAAGTTCCTTACACTCAATTAAAAACAACTTGGGACAATTTACGAGTTGACTCTGAAGAGTGGGATCCAAAACACCCACAACTTACTCCTGCTAAAAATATATTTGATGCAGAAGCTCTTTTCAAACCAAGACCAGATAATGATCCTGAAGATGTAACAATAAATTTATATGCTTTTGATCCATTTGTTAAAATACAAGATCGACGATCAATTGGTTTGTCTGGTCTTGGAAGAGCAGGATTTATATTAGGAGTCTCCACTAATGCTAATGCTACTGGTTCTGGAGGAACTGGTGCTACAGGAACTGAGAGTCTTTTTATAACAACTGATGTTACAGTAACTGGTGTTGCAGGAACTGGAGGAACTGGTGCTGAAGTTCCGAATTTAGATTTAACAGGTGTTAGTGGTATGGCAGGAACTGGTGCTGTAGGTATTGAATCAACAGAGATATCATTAAATGAAACTGGTGTTGCAGGAACTGGTGCTGTAGGAACTGAGACTGCTGAATCTCTTGGCTGGGGTCAAGGAACTTGGGGTCAAGGAGGTTGGGGAAGTTAAAATGAGCTATACGACATTAAAATCTAAAATACAAAATTTTATGGAGGATGATTCAACAGAATTAAGTTCTTCTTTAGATGATATTATTGCACAAGCTGAAGAGATGGTTTTTCAAAGATTACCAAATCTTCCTTGCTTTAGAAAATCAGCAACAGGAAATTTAACCATAGGAACTGCAGATTATACAATTGCATCTGCTAGAATGATAAGACAAGTTTCAGTTACATCAAGCAGTAATGTTTCTTATCTTAATCATAAAATTGATTCCTATTTAAGGGATTATTGGCCAAATTCTAGTACAACTGGAACACCAATAATGTATAGTACAAAGTCAGCATCAACATCAGGAACAGTTATAACTCTTGCTCCTACACCTAGTGCAACTTTGGCTTACCAAGTTGATTATATTGCTCCTGAAACTGGTTTAGGATCTAGCAATGCAAATACTTGGGTTGACACTAATGCTCCTGCAGTTTTACTTGCAGGCGCACTTTATCAAACTTCTGCTTTTCTTAAGGCTTCAGATACGTTAAACTTGTACAAAGCAAAGTTTGACGAAGCTGTTCAGCTATTTACACAGGAAATGGGCAGAGACTACACAGCTGAATATGATGGAGGTATATAAATGGCAATTTCACAAGCAATGTGTACACAATTTAAAAGAGATGTTATGTTAGGTGTTCATGACCTAGACACACATACAATTAAAATAGCACTTTATACAAGTTCTGCAAGTTTAGGTGCTTCGACAACAGCATACACAACAAGCAATGAGCTTGCAAGTGGTAATGGCTATACAACAGGAGGAAATACTCTTGCAAATGCTTCTGTTGTTACAAACAGCACAAGTGGTTGTTTTGATGCTGATGATCCTGAGTGGACTTCTGCAACTTTTACTGCCAGAGGTGCATTAATTTATAACGATTCTGCTAGTAGCAATGAAGCGATAGCAGTTTTAGATTTTGGTGGAGACTTTTCAGTTTCAGGGGGAACTTTTAAAATTATTTTTCCTGCTCAAACTGCATCAAATGCAATAGTAAGGATAGACTAAAATGGCAAGCACCTATGTAAACGACCTTAGACTCAATGAGATGGGTACTGGTGATGCTTCAGGCACATGGGGCACAACCACTAACACAAATTTAGAATTAATTGGTGAAGCACTCGGATATGGGACAGAAGGCATAACGACAAATGCTGACACTCATACAAGTACAATAGCAGATGGAGCAACAGATCCTGTTAGGGCA